GGTTAGTAATTATGGCTTGAATGTTGCAAGTTCTGATATAGACGACACAAGTTTTGGGGCGGCTATAAATGTATGTGATGAAAGTGTAACGCTGGCGGTTGGCGGCACGCAGTCGAGATATACTTGCAACGGCAGTTTTTCGCTAGGACAACAGCCAAAAGATATTATCGATGGTTTGTTGCGTTCAATGGGCGGGATCTTGTGGTACGCACAAGGTAAATGGCGCGTTAAGGCGGCAGAATATACAACGCCAGCAATATCATTTGATGAAGATGATTTGCGTAGCGGTTTAGCTATACAAACGCGGCATAGTCGGCGGGATAATTTTAATATCGTGCGTGGTAAGTTTAGAGGCGCGGAAAGTAATTATCAGGTCAGCGACTTTCCAGAAATCAAATCATCAACGTTTATAACTGTAGATGGCGGCGAAGAAAGCGCGGTTGATTTAGATTTAACCTTTACTGATACGGCGTCAATGGCGCAACGGATCGCAAAGATAGCTTTATATCGTAATCGCGAACAGCTGACTTTATCAGGTTCTTTTGGGCTAAAAGCATTGCAAGTTCAAGTCGGTGATATTGTATCGCTGACTAATACGCGCATGGGGTTTTCTAGCAAACCTTTTGAAGTTTCAGAATGGTCTTTTAAGCCAACAGATAACGGCGATTTAGTTGTAGATATGACATTGCGTGAAATATCAAGCGCGGTTTTTGATTGGAATGCAGAAGAAACAGCATTTGAACAGAATAATACAGTTTTACCAGACCCCTTTGATGTTCCAGCCGTCGGCATATCATTATCGCCAACAACACGAATTATTAATGAAGATTTAACGAACGTGGTTACTGTTGATGTTACCAGCGATTCGCCAGAACGCGTTGACCTTGTTGAAATCCAATATAAAAAAACAACAGACACGAATTATATTTCCAGCGGTTTTGGTGAATTAGGCGTTTTTGAGATTATAGATTTAGAAGATGCAAATTATGATATCCGCGCAAGGGCTATAAATACATTTGGTTTAAAAGGCGATTTCACAACCAGATTAGATTTCGCGGTTCAAGGTTTAGCCGACCCGCCAGCCAATGTTGCCAATTTCAGATTCGATGTAAATTCTGGTGGAATTGTTTTAGAATGGGACGCAGTGCCAGATTTGGATTTATCTTTCTATCGTTTGAGATACGCACAACAGGAATCAGGCGCGACGTTTGCAAACGCTACAACAGCAATAGATAAAGTTGCAAGACCAGCTAACAGCGTCACAGTGCCAGCGCGTTCAGGCACTTATCTAATCAAGGCGTATGATAAATCAGGCAACCAAAGTGTAGCCGCTTCTACTGTTGTCATTCGCGCAGAAGATTTAGCGGTTTTTACTAATAATTTAACGCAAGCTGAAGCCACGACTTTTTCTGGGACTAAAACAGGTTGTTCGGTGGTTTCTAACCAGCTTAGAATTACTGACCCATCGTCTGCCCCATCGACAGCAACCTATGAATTTAGTAATTACATAGACACTGGCGCGGTTAGGCTTGTTAGAGCTACTATGAATATTGAGGTAGTGCGAATAAATGATGCGGCAACAGTTACTTTTGATACGCTAACAGGCAACTTTGATTCGCTGGCTGGTAATTTTGACGACTTATCTGGCGGCAGTAGTTTTGCAGATACGGACGTTTTAATGTATATTGCAACCACGGATGATGACCCCAGCGGAACGCCAACATGGTCAGATTTCAAAAGATTTAAAGCTGGTGACTTCAGTGGACGCGCATTCAAATTTAAGATAGAATTAAACAGCGATTCCGATGATGTCACACCAGCCGTTGACACGCTAACAGCTAAAGTGAGTTATAACTAATGGCGACCCATGATTATGTAATTGATGACCAGACGACCCCGCAATTTCGGTCAGATTTGAATAATGCTTTATCAGCTATTGTATCGAACAATAGTAGCGCAACCGAACCAGCGGACACATTTGCGAATATGTGGTGGGTTGATACAGCTAATAATTATTTAAAGATACGCGATGAAAACGATGCGGCGTGGATTATTGTTGCTGAAATGGATGTGACCAATAGCAGAATCAAACATATTACAAATAGCATTACTGCGGCAACAGCGGCTGGCATAGACATATTTAATTCATCTGGAACTAAAATAATTGATTTGCAAGTGGCATCGCAAGCAACCGCCGAGGCTGGAACAAATAACACAGAACTAATGACACCGCTTAGAACAAAACAAGCGATAGCAACTAACCCATCATATCCATCCGACATTATAAGATTAGACCCAGCCGATACCAGTTATACTTTACCAGCGGGGACATCTGCTATTTTGATAAAAGCGTCAGGCGGTGGTGGTGGTGGTGCTAGGCGCGTTTATTCTGGAAATGCCGCTTATACTGGTTCTGATGGCGTAGATACCACAGTCACTTGCACTGCATTATCAATAGCTATAACTGCAAAACATGGTCGAAGGGGCATCAATTCAGGAAACGGATTGCAACCAATAAACACAACTGATGTTGGCGGTGATTTCGTGCATCGTGGCGGTGGTGCAATAGGCGGGTTTTCTGATAATGATAACTGGGATGTTGCCGCTTTTGATGGCAAGCCAGCAAACCTTGTTGTCAAATATGTAACTGGTGATTTAGGAGGTGAGGTTTTGACCTTATCAATAGGTGCTGGCGGTGCTGGTGGTTCATCTGCCGAAGATGGTCAAGATGGTTATGTAGAATTGTGGATGTGGTAAGATGGCAGAAAGAAAGATATCAGAATTAACAGCTATAACGGCTGGTGAACTTGCAGATGATGATAATTTGTTGCTGGTTGATACTTCAGCGGCAGAAACAAAGAAACTAGCAAAAGGCGAATTAATTTCGTCTATTCAAGCAGAAGTAACATTTTCTTTAGATTCAATAGATCCATCTGGAATATTTACATCGACAGGAATTTTAGATGATGATGGGAATGTTGTAACAGCTACATTCCCAGACGATGATGAGACTATCGCAACAACAGCCGCTTTAGATGATAGATATGCCTCTATCGCATCTGTTCCAACTGCAACGTCGGAATTAACAAACGATAGTGATTTTATAACAACGTCTGGCGCAACATCAAAAGCCATAGCGTTTTCTTTTGTTTTTGGATAGGAGTTTTTTAGATGACCGCCCCGAATGTAGTTAATGTATCGACCATCACAGGTAAGTCTGTTGGCGCAGTTTTAACCACAACCACAACAACTGCTTTGCTAACAAATGCCGCGTCCAGCGGAAAAGTATTCAAAGTCAATACTGTTATAATATCTAATGTTGATGGCGCGGTAGATGCTGATGCCACGCTAGACTATTTTGACGGCACAAATGGTTATCGAATTATCAAGTCGGTTACAGTCCCCACAAACGCATCTGTTATTGTTTTAGATAAAAACACCAGCATCTATTTAGAAGAAGGCGACAGTCTGCGAGGCGGCGCGCTAACAGCAAGTGATTTAGAAATTGTTATTGCGTATGAAGAGATTAGCTAATGGCATTGATTTCTGCAACACCACGCGCAGTGTCTAAAACATCTGCAAAAGGATTGTTTCGTTTAAACGATATAGCGGAACATCAAGCGGCTGGTAATTTTCCATCGGATAAAATCCTAGATCTTAATTTCGTTAATAATGCGACTATTGGTTCTAATGCCGCCCCTGATGATGCGATTGATTTTAGTCGTGCATCTCAGGCTACCTTTACTGACAGCGATGGGCTTGTTAAGTACGCACCGCATAATCTCATACTACAGTCAGAAGATTTTAGTACGAGTTGGACGGCTACAAATTTAACCTTAACATCCAATAATGCTACAGCACCAGATGGAACGACAACTGCTGAAACACTAAAAGAAACTACAACTAATAACCAACATTCTATAGCGCAAACTTTTAGTTTTTTATCTAGCACGGAATATGCTTTATCTATTTATGTAAAACCAGACGGCACTGATGAGGTTTTGTTTCAGATTGATAGTCTTGTAAAGACAAGCGGTGTTGTTAATAGATATAGAGCTTATTTTGACCTAGCAAACGGTGTTGCCCTAAGTGCAAATTCTGACACCCCCAATTTCATACAAGACGTTGGTAATGGTTGGTTTAGAATTGGCTTGTATGTTGATGACGCACATGGCGCTGGTAGTTTCAATTATAAATTATATTTATCTGACGGAAATCAAAATGTTACCTATGCTGGTAATGCGTCTAATGGTGTCTACGTATGGGGCGCACAGTTAAGCCAACACAAGTTTGTACCTGTTGGCAATCCCTACATTAAAACCACTACTGCGGCTGTTTATGGTGCAAGGCTCGACCATGAGGCTGGGTATTTCCTGAGTGCTGACCAAGCGCAGAATTTGGTTGAATATAGTGAGGACATATCTAGTGGATATTCTTTTATAAGCAGAGCAACAATAACATCAAATGACACAACTGCCCCTGATGGCACAACTACAGCCGACAAATTTGTAGACAACACAGAAGATGATGAACATTATTTTAGGTATGTTTTTGAAAGTTTACCTAGTACAGATTACGTTGTTAGCTTTCATATAAAAGCTGATGAAATAAGCAGAGTTCATGTGGTTTTTGCTGGATCTTTAGGTTGGTCTAATAGCATTACAAGGCAAGTTAATTTAGATGATGAGACGTTAGATTCAATTAGCGGTTCTGAAACTCATCTTAATTTTTCTAATTTAGAAGATGTTGGTAGCGGTTGGTTTAGAGCTTCATTTGGTTTAGAATCTAGTTCATCTGGGGGTGACACATCTTTTGACATAAGGCTTGCTAAAGAAGGCGAGGACGGGTTGGGTCAAACTTATGCTGGTAATGGCACAGATGGATTGCATATCTGGGGCATACAAGTTGAAGTAAATAGTACATCCGTTGGCACTTACGTCAAAACAGAAGGACTGCCATACTACGGTGGCGGTGCTACACAGAATGGTTTGCTGATTGAAGAGCAAAGGGTGAATATAAAAGATTATTCTGAAGATGGGGCGAATGGCTTAACAGAAAGAACCGACGGCAATTTGAGTTCAGTTTCTATTATCACGCCTGATGGCAAAACAGGCGGCACTAAGTTTTTTATAAGCACTGGCGGCGATACTGGAAATTCTTCTACTGGTGCTTTTGTTTTTTCATCTTCTAGTTTAAATGCTGATAATACAACATTCACGCAATCGTTGTTTGTTAAAAATGCTGGGACTAATATTTTTAGATTACGCAGTAACGTAACTGGAACAGTTAGAGATTTTGATTTAGGTGTATCAAAAGCATCACCAGCTGGTGACATAGAAGATACGACCATGACTGATTTTGGCAATGGTTGGTATCGCTTGAGCTGGACATTCACAACAGGTACTACTGCGCCATCGAATAGATTTGATCATTTTTCTTTAAAAACAGATACAGCAAATAGTTCTGATGGTGTGTACGTCTGGGGCGCACAGATGGAAGAAGGCGCATTCCCTACAAGCTACATACCAACTAGCGGCTCAACCGTAACACGTTCTGCTGACTTGGCTACTATGTCAACTGGCAGTCTGCCGTTCACTGGCTATAATCAATCTGAAGGGACTGTTGAGACAAAGTTTGAATTAGTTGGGGCTTCAATAGGATTTAGGAGAGTTTATCAATTTTCAAATAGTGATCAATCTGAAAGATGGGGCGTTAATGAATCAAACTCTTCAAACGCTATTTATGAATCGATGACAGATTCAGTAGCTGGTCAAACTCTTACTTTTAACGCTGTTGCGGCGGGATCAGGAGATATAAACACTCATTTATTTGCTTATAAACTCGATGACGTGGCGGTTAGGAGAGCTAGGGATGTTTCAGGAACTGTTGCACTAACAGGCTATGAAGATAGTGCCGTCACAGTGCCAGATACTATTGATAGACTTGGGATTGGTTGTCGCCCCGACGTTCAAACAAATATATCAAATATAATTTTTAAATACTTTAGATATTATCCACGCAGATTATCAAACGATACATTGTTTGCAATAAGAAGGGGTTAAAATGACTGATGAATTATTAAATGGTTTTTCTGCGGATGTTCAATTTGATGTGGCTGAAGAATCTATTGATATATTAAACGACTATTTCGTAAAAGCGGATGATAGAGACGCATTGCTAACTGCCTTAACTGGCACATCTATTTTGCATACGGATGAAGATGGCAATCAGTTTATAAGCGGTAATAAAGCTATTGGAGTTGATGAAGTTGGCACTATCTACGCCCCTACTGGAAATATGCTTGTTGATGATGAGGGGAACGAATATCCAGAAATAACAGCGGTCGATGGCTATCATTTAAATTTGCGTAAAATGCGAGATGAGGCAGATAGCGTTGTTCAGGTTTTAGAAGATGCCAATTTAATAATAGATCCACCAGCAACACCATCAAGAAAGTTTGCATAATGTCTGACGATTTACACGCCCATGAAGAATTATGCTTAGAACGCTATCGCGGCATTCGCTTGCAATTAGATAATCTAGAAAAGCGGATGTGGCGTTTAGAGGGGCTAATTATGATTTCGACAATTACAGTTATCGGCGCGACAGTCGCTGTTATAACAATGGTGGTTTGATGGTTGTTGCTGAAGCATTAGCGGGAATAGCTTTAGTCAAAGCTGGCGTTGATGGCATTAAGTCAGCTATCGCAACCGCTAATGATATCGGCGATATAGCTCATCATATTGATAGCCTGTTTAAAGGCGAACAGGAAATCCAAAAAAAGCGGAATAAAGCGCAAAAAGATCCATTTAGCGTTAATTCAGTTGCAGAAGAAACGATCAACGCAAAGCTGGCGCAAGAACATATGTCAGAAATGAAAAATCTGGTTAATATGCGTTTTGGGGCGGGTGTCTGGGAAGGTATTATCGCGGAACGTGCGAAACGGATCGCAGAAGCAAAAGAAGCTGAAAAAAAAGCGAGGGCGGCAAAGCTAAAAGCGCGCAAAGAACTAATCCACAATGCAGAAATATTTGGCGCGGTTATGCTAGGGGCTGTTGTATTAGTTGTGATGGCGTTTATTCTGGTTTTATGACCAGCGCAACGAAAACAGGGCTGATTGGGGAACATATAGCTTTATCAAGCATTTTATTGATAGACGGATTCAGCGCGGCGCATACGCCGATGGATAAAGTAGATATTATAGCGTGGGATAATATAGGCAGTTTAAGGATACAAGTTAAAGCCAGTTCTTTTAGGCTTGCAAAAAATAATTCTAGCCATAAACAGTTCTGTTATAATGTGGGGGTCGGCGGCAAAAAAAGAATGCCAACAAAAGAAGATTTTGACATATTAGCGTTTGTTGCAATCGATGAAAGAAAGTGTTTTTTTAGGTCGGTTCAATGTTTAAAAAAAATCAGCTATAGAATAGATCGAGGGTTTTTTTATACGCCCGATATTGAATTTGAATCATGGCAAAAGGCAGTTTCTATTTTTAGAGGTGAAATATGATTGATTGGCTAAAATACGGATATTTTCAAGAATACGAGTTCAAATGTTCGCACACTGGCAAGGCTGATGTGAAGATTGAATTGTTGGATAAGTTATCAGAAGTCCGCACGATGTTAAATAAGCCGATGGTCATCACCAGCGGGTTTAGGGATATTACGCATCCGATTGAGGCGGCGAAAATTGAAGCTGGCAGACCGCGTGGCGTTCACACTATGGGGATAGCGGTTGATGTGGCTTGCAATGGACAGCTTTGTTATGAGATGATTAGGTATGCAACAATGGTTGGATTTACTGGCATCGGGGTTAGTCAAAGCGGCAGTTCCAGATTTCTACATTTAGACTTACTGGAAGGGGCAAACACGCCCCGCCCGAACATATGGTCTTACTAATGCCTGAATGGTGGGAAGCATTGCTAGTGGGGCTTATAGGGCTAAACACTGCGGTTAATTTATATAGATGGCGCGCTGATGTGGTGCGCCGAAAAAAGCAATGTAGGTGCGGAAAATGATTGCAAATTTATTGCCAATATTACAGCCAGCTTTAGGCAAAGTTTTGGATATGATCCCAGACCCCGAAGCTAAAGAAAAAGCCAGAAAACAGATTGAATTGGAAGTGCAAAACGCAGAAGGTAACTTCAGGGATTTTGTTGTGGCTTATGAGGGTCGCGGCGAAGATGTACATCCGATTATTCAGATACTTCGCGGATCTGTCAGACCAGTTCTAACTTATGCATTAGCTGGCGCGTTTATTTATGGATTTCTAACGCGCAACATTGATAAGGACGCGATGGAAATGTTGTGGCAGTTAAACCTGTTATCGCTGGGTTTTTGGTATGGTGAGCGCGCCTTAAAGAATTTGGGTCTGGACATGGGCAAAAAGAAAACAGACTAATCGTCTGATATCCGCCAGATACGCCAGCCATTATCTTGTCTGCGGCACATAGGTTTCAAGCCACGATATCGCATAGCGTGGCGGATACTGTCTTTTTCCTGTTCATCTTCTACAAATATTGAATCGCCAACTTTCATATTTTGCAAGATGCTTCGTTTGCCATAAATCGTAAATTTTGGCATCGGGATGTTTTTTTCAATCTTTACCATTTTTTAATTTCCAGCGTTGATGAAAGCACTTGTCGTGCAATAACTTTCCGCCGCCATCTACAACATAATCATAGCCGTTTAGGTCTAGTTTGTTTTCACACCATACACAATTCGCCCATCGCGGTAGGATCGCGGCTTTAATCTTTTTTTTCGGCATCTTCTAGCGACCTTAATAGATGCATAGCCAGTTCATGCTTTTCTTGGCGGCTAAAATCCACTTGGATCAGCTTTTCCCCGATAGCGACAACTAAGCCATCGCTATCGAGTGTCAATGCTATTTCTTCAAAATCAGAATGGAATTTCATCATTTAATTTATTTACTGCTGGTTGAACTGTTGGCTGTTCTTCTTTTGGCTGAACAGATACGCTAAAATAATCGCCAGTTTTAGGGCTATTAGCATTCCAGATTGAAAGCCAATAATCCTTACCATCGACATTTAGATTGCCGCGAAAATCTGGTTGCGTATCTTTTTCTTTGCGATTGTTAAGAAACGCCGCCCCGCGATTCGTATTATCATACTGTGACATTAGTTAATCCTTTCACTTTTTCTTTTTTCATTTTAAATAATTCAATTTGGTCGTCGGTTGGTTTGATGTTTTTGCTAGAAAATAGCCGTTTATAAACATCGTTTATTTCAGATTCAGTAGCACACGCAATCAACGCATCCGCTAATGTTTTATCAGTTACTTTTAGTGCGGGTGATGAGGTAGGGAGGGCAACCCCACCACCCGCTTTTTGCCTATCGCCGCTTGAAGGAGAGACAGCGCGACCAGCAAAACTTGTTGCAGAATTAGCATCGTCGTCATCAGCATTTAGCCCGAACATGGTCATTAAACTTGCGCGGCGCAGATAAGTGACGCACGACATGAATGCTTGCGGTGTGTCTTTTTCAGGCTTTATTATTATGCGACTAGCAAATGATTCACCGCTTTCTAAATGCATTACATCAGTCACTAGCGCGTCATTATCAAAATACTGGTCAAATGTTAAACCGTATTCATGGACGCCAGCCAGCGCGCTTAAAACGTCGCCTAGCGTGGTATATTCTGATCTAAACATCGGATTGCGCCCCGACTTTCCAACTGATGCTTCTGCGCGGAATTTGGATAAAGACCGCATTAAATTCACATTTCCCATAGTTTTTTTGCTTTCTTTAAATATTCTGGTTGTAGTTTCCATTGATAATTATGTTGCCAATCTGGATCGGTGATAGATGCTAGGAATTTAACATCGCCAGATAAACAGACTAGATTCTGGCGTAATAAGGCGCGCTGACGCGCTTCATCGAGATAATGCATCATCGCGTCATGTTTCAATTCATCGCAGTTGAAAGGCGTATATAGAACCGCATCATCGGATGATATGTAGCAGATAGATGGCGTGGTTTTCAGCGCGTGATAATATATGCTGGTCTGGATTAAATGGGCATGGTCTGGCTTTTTAGGCAAGGTAGCTTTTGCCCATCCCTGTTCGCCCGATTTTAGCACTTTAGTTTTCCGCGACGCTTTTGTTTTCATTTCGCAGAACATCGTATCGGGGACAACTAAATCGACATAGCCAATTACATCTATATGAATATCGGGAATGCGCGTTGATATCTTTTCTTCTGGCAGACCGCCAATAAAACCAGCTTCTGCTAATATTTGGACGCCGTTGTTTATAGCGTTGGGCAAATCATCTTTATATTTTGCCAGCGTTACATCATCAGGTTCTGGCACGTTCTGGAAAGCCAGATTAATCTGTTGCTGTTTAATTTCGTCAGCTATATCTGCGCCATTAGATATTATGTTTTGGATTCCAGTATGGGTTGCAGTTCCAAAATGGGCGTTATAACCAACTAGCAGATCTTGGCGTTCTTCACTGCTTAATAAACCATACTTAAATAGCCAACTGCTAACTGTAGATGTTAGTCTGCTAGGGCTAATATAGGGCTGATTAAATCGTTTCCAAGCCGCTTCTATTTGTTCTATTGATAATTCCATAAAAAACCTTACAATTAAACTATTTGACTTTTCAACAATTATTTATCATGTTTTTAAAAAAAAGGAGTGCAGATGCCAAATCGTCAGAAAGAAAAAGGATCGCGTTTTGAGCGTGAACTTGTTGAAACAGCCAAAAAACATGGGCTAGAAAGCTATCGAGTTCCGTTGTCTGGGGCGGGTTCTATAAAGAACGATGTTCATATAAAGGTTGGGCGCACACTTTGGGAAATTGAAGCTAAGAAACGCGCTAATGGATTTAAATTCATTTATGACAATATTGAGGGCGCGGACATATTGGTGATAGGGGCGGATCGTAAAAAACCGCTTGCGGTTTTGGATTATGAAGATTTATGCGATTTGCTGGCTGGTAAGATATGAAGATCACATTAAGCTATTCTGAAATAATAAACTGTTTAACTATGGTTGCACAAACGCAAGTTTTTGTTATGAAAGAAAACCTTAAACCTACTTATGGGCAAGAAAGTAATTTTTTTGATATGCTTAATATTGCTAGTTTTGGTTTCATGGGCGAATTGGTTGTTGCAAAATTTTTTAATAAATACTGGTTTGGAAATGTCGGTATAATAGGCGGCGACGATGTTGATAATCTTCAAGTCCGCACAATAATAAACAAAAAACATTCTTTAATATTGCATAAAGAAGATAAAGATGAATCGAAATTTATTCTGGTCAGCTTGCATAATTTCCCCGAAGCTGAATTAGTTGGATGGGATTTTGCGGGCAATTTGAAAATACCTGAAAACTGGCAAACTTGGACAGGCAGACCATGTTATTTTATCAAACAGGATAGGCTAAGACCTATCAGGGAACTATTGGATGAACAAATTTATAATAAAATATACGAGCCAAGATGCGCCAATTCCTGATGGATGGCAATATCATCATTTTTATGGGCATCACGGCGCGAATGGTTACGGAATGAGGGTGAAAGAAGTGAAGGACGAATTTTTAGAAGAAATTGCGGAAATTACAAAAGAGAGGGGACAGGATTATGACACGCCTATTAAAAATCATGAACGAATTGCGGCTGGCTGGTCGCAGATTCTTGGAAAAGAAATATCGCCAGATCAAGTGGTTTTATGCATGGTCTGGACTAAAATCGCCAGACTTATCGCAACGCCCGATCATCAGGACAGCATCAAAGACATCGCTGGCTATGCGTGGTGTCTCGACCAGATCCGAAAATCAATGCAAGATATGTAATGGCAAAGGGTTTGTTTATGTTCAAAGCTACACTGGCGGCGAGGGTGATGTAATGCCAGAAGATTGCTGGATGTGTAACGATGAGCGTTAAGAAAGTCGCGGCGGTCTTGTATGACCTTAAAATAAAGGACGCATCTGCAAAGCTGGTTCTATTGGTACTAGCCGACCATTATAACGAATCGACAGGCGATTGCTTTCCCAGCCAGCAACGGATTATGGATGCGACCAGTTTAAGCCGCGCTACAGTCATTAGAAAGCTAAAATGGCTAGAAGAAGCTGGGCTGATATCCCGCGTCAAACGCTACAATAATTCGGATATTTATAGTCTTGTGTTTGAAAAGTCGCAGATTGAGACGTCTCAAATTGAGACTTTTGGGGTATCACAGTGCGACACTAACCAGAAAGAACCATTACCTATAAATAAGAAAAAAAAATATTTGGTTGAAGATTTACAGCTAGATGATGAATTAATCCAATATGCAAAAGAAAAAGGCGTTGACCCTTACAAGCTATTAGAGACGCTACAACTATGGTCGGAACAGAACGGCGGCAAACGCTATCACAATCTAAAAGCATTCTTTAAGAACTGCGTTAGAAAAGAAGCTGACAATCCCAGAAAGCTTCAAAGCAAAACTGATTCGCTGGTAGGTGGCGGCAAGAAGATGCTAACGATGGATGATTGGAACGCCCTATCAGACACCATGCGCGATTATTACAGAAGAATGCGCCCCGACGTTATCAGAAAACTAGGTCTGTAAAAAAAGTTTAAAAAAAGTTAAATTAGTTGTTGACCCTATTATTATTATGGTGGTAGGGTGGGGGTGTACTACATTTTATTTAGGAGAGACTAAAATGGAAAACATGATCGAAGCAATCGAAGAACCAATGGCTACTTTAGTTTATTTAACATCAGCTTTCGCAGTCGCGTCAGAATTTTATTATGCACAGTGCAATAAATCATCAAAAGAATATGACCACGAACTTGCAAGCCATTTTTTAAGGCAAGCACAAAATTATTCACAACGTGCAATCGCAATCTGCAAGGAAAATGGTTTAGACCCAGAAAAAATCTGTATGAATTGCATCGAATTTCAACAGCAATACAAGAGGGCGGTATAAGCCGCCCCAGAAGGGAGAGTGAAATGACATTAGAAGATAAAATAACATGGCACCTTCACAACGAATGGGTAGCTGGCAATGAAGCAAAGCGCAAGGCTGTTGGGGTGGCGCAGGGGTACATGGAAAACATCTGGCAGACAATTTCGGAAAACCTAGATGAGGGGTTCACAGTAGAAGGTCTTATAAAAGGAGGTCTTGTTTCATATGTCGATGGGTATGCTAATGATTTAGAATTAACAAATGCTTTAGAAGGCATCATTAAAGCGCATGAGGTGGCGGCGTAAGCCGCCCCGAAGGGAGATAATAAAATGTATCAATATTATATCGAATTAGAAGCGTTTAACCCAAGGTTTTACAGCTATGAAATCGAGGCATCAGATTACAAGCCAACAAAGGTTGCGCTTTATGTAAATGCAGAATCAAAGGCGCAAGTTATGGAAATGATGCCAAACACACGCATCACTTCAATTGGATTGGTTAAAGACCGAAATGGCAAACCAATTAAGAAAAAAAAGGGTGCGGCGTAATGAACGAGGCATCACAAGAAAAGATGGATGCGGTGGATTTATATCTAGCAGAATGCCGCCGCGTCAAAGCAGAAAAAAAGCAAGCCAGATGGCGTAGGGCTAATGCTAAAAAAAGGGATAGGGTTAAACGTCGCCAGCGGCATCTAACAAGCTACAAGCTGGCAAAAGGTTGCCAGAGATGCGGCTATAACCAGCATCCTAGCGCGTTATATTTTTATCACGTTAATGGAAAAAACATGAAGATTGCCAAAGCTATCGAATACAGCTTGTCAACTTTATTTAAGGAATTGCGTAAGACAATGGTGACTTGCGCTAACTGCACTGCGATTATTACAGCGGGAAGGAAAAAAGATGTTTGAAGCGGCATTAGTTTGTTTGGCGATGAATATATATCACGAAGCCAAAAATCAGCCACAAGTAGGTCAAATCGCTGTTGCACAAGTGGTTATGAATCGCGTTATGGATAGCCGATATCCTGATGATGTTTGTTCTGTTGTAACGCAAGGGCAGACTTATTCATGGAATCCTAGCCAGCCCATTCGTCATAAATGCCAGTTTAGCTGGTATTGTGACGGAAAGTCAGACCAGCCTAAAGATGGCGAAGCATGGCAGAACGCTATGCTTTTAGCTGGCGGGGTATTGCTAGGGCGCATAGATGATATGGTTCAAGGTTCGACCCATTATCATGCAACCTATGTTCAGCCCGACTGGGCGCAAAGTAAAACCTACGTCGTTAGGATAGAAGATCACATTTTTTATAGGTGGGAAAAATAATGAAAGTCACAGAAATGTCCGTTGAGCAGTTTAAAGCAGAATTGCAAGAAATCAAAAGGCGTTCTTTACAAATTGAAAAACAAGATTGGTCAGGTAATAGAACTAAATCAACAAAATATGTGGGAAAGCAAAAGCCACTTAAAACGCATTGGAAAATGATATGATTAGATTATTAGGTAATATGTTTATGTTTATTTTGCTGGGGCTGGTTGGTCTTAGCTTCATAGATTGGCTATGGATTATAGGCGTCCCAGATAGCCAGCACTATACAGTCTGGGGCGCGATACAACATTTCGGGAGATAAGGATGCGAAGATTAACTATAAACGAAAAGAAAGAAGTAAATAAAAAATTGAAATGTTTATTTTTTGGTAAAGCAGAAAAAAAACGCCGCCAAATGTTTGAACAGATATATCAAAAAAATCAAGGATATTACCTTTGTGATGAACTTGAAATAATAATAGGTGATTATATCTGGTTAAAATATATGGATTGGCTTCTTAATGAATCAGGAGAAAAATATACTTTTGAAGAAGCATCAAAACAATCATATGATACCATCGATTATCCTATTATCACGGGCGTTACTTATTATGATATCACTGAAGGGGAAAGTTATTTAGTTCCTTTTTTCCCAAGTATTGAAACAGACGAGTCAAGTTTTTTCTATCAAGATTATCTTCAAGATATAGCTTCTAATGCTGAAGATTTACTAGAATATGCAAGGAAAGCCAGTAACAAAAATTTTGCTAAAAAAAGGGAACAATCAAAATGCGTTATTTAATTATAGCAATAGCATTAACAGGATGCGCTAAGTTTGAACCTGTTGTTGATTTAAGAGCCAGCGAAGATAAGGCGCATTTATATCAGCGAGACTTAACAGAATGTCGGATGCTGGCATCGATGGCTAGGGGCTGGATAGATAAGGCATTGATAAGCGATAGCCCGATGGTTACTAAGTGTTTGGAAGGGCGAGGGCATAACGTATTGAATAATCCATCCTGATATGTCATTGTCGCGATATGGAAGTAGAATTTTTTGAAGAAGATGTTGTCTGTCATCATTGCGAAGAACTTACACGCGGAATCGTGGAACAGCATTCAGCGCAGATCGTTTGTTCGGTTTGCGCTGATGTTATTTTCGATGCTAGGGGCATCGGCGGTGGCAGTGTCTTTATGCTAACCTTAGAAGATGAGATGATCCATTAATGCAGATTAGTGTCACAAGTAATGCAAGCGCAGTTGCTAAAGCTATGGATGGGCTGGGTCGCAACCAGTTTCCATTCGCAATGTCAATGGCATTGAACGATGTGGCGCGTCAGGCTGGATCTAAAACGCTAAAAGAAAAAGCTGATGATGTGTTTGAGGGCGGTGCAGTACCATACACAAAAAGCGGATTTCGATATAAGAAAAGCAATAAGCGCAATTTAACAGCGGAAGTGTTTGTTGAACGCGGTCGCGCTGATTATATGCGGTTACAGATATATGGCGGCATCAGAACGCCAAAAGATAAAAAGATATTGATCCCCACGCAACACACCAGACTAAATCGTTATGGCAATATCACACGCGGCACTTATTCAAAGATAATAAACGATAGATCCAAATATTTTAGCGGCATTCCAAAAGGATTGAGCGGTGATCAGAACAGGGGAATCTGGGAGCGATACGGACGCGCTACAAGGTCAGGCGGTCAGCGAATACGCAAGGTAGCAAACTTTAGAGACAGGGCAAACTATCAGGCATTGTTTCCATTTAGGAAAACAGTTGAGGGCGTGGTATTTGCAAGACGTACTGGCTTTGCTGATAGATTTCAGGTAAGGCTAAAAGAGGCGTTAAGGAATAAAAAACGATGATTGCAAGTAAAAAGGTACTGTCTAGCTGTTTTCGTCATGGGTTGTTCGGCGGCGCAAAGTTTATTTAGCGATAGTATAAAAAGGGACGTTTCGTTTTATTATGGAAATACAAACAGTTGATATAGATAGCGTAATACCATACGCAAAAAATCCGCGAAATAATAAAGAGGCGGTGTCAAAAGTAGCGGCATCATTGAAAGAATTTGGGTTCAGACAGCCGATAGTTGTGGACGCGGAAATGGTTGTAATCGCTGGGCATACGCGCTTGGCGGCATCTTATAAAATAGGTTTGAAGCAAGTGCCGATTCACATTGCAACCGACCTTACAGAAAATCAGATAAAGGCGTATAGGATCGCAGACAACCGCGTTAGCCAAGAGGCGAAATGGGATGAAGATTTACTGGCGATTGAGTTAGGCGATTTAAAGCTAGATGATTATGACTTAACGCTAACAGGTTTTGATGATAATGAATTAGACGCGTTATTAGCTGAAGCCATAGAAGAAGGGCTGGTTGATGAAGATCAAGTGCCAGCCGAACCAGAACAGCCAGTTAGCGTTCTTGGTGATGTTTGGATATTAGACCAGCATCGCGTTATGTGCGGCGATAGCACCAGCATCGATGCGGTTGATAAATTGATGGAAAACAAAAAGGCGGATATGGTTTTTACTGACCCGCCATATAATGCAGATTATTCATCGCGGGTGGACAAATCCCGCCGCAAGCCTTGGGGCGGGATTATGAACGATAAAATGACTCAAGTGGCGTTTAATGATTTTTTGATTGATATCAATTCAATGCTTTGGGAAGTAATTGTAGATGGCGGGTCAATATATGAGTGCATTGATTGGAAACGCTATCCACAAATGGCAAACGTGTTTGCTGATGCCTTTAATCAAAAAGCAATGATAATTTGGAACAAAAACTATTTTGGTCTTGGCACTTATTATAGGACAAAGCACGAAATTATTTTGTTTGGCGTTAAAGGTGATAAACTTAACACTTGGAACGCAAATCACGATGAAATGGATGTTTGGGATATAAAAAGGGAAAAGGTAAGTAATTATCAGCACCCAACACAAAAGCCAGTTGAATTAATAGAACGCGCTTTAAATAATAGCAGTAAAGCTGGCGATGTAATTTTAGATGTTTTTGGCGGTTCTGGTTCTACGTTAATAGCTTGTGAAAAAAAGGGGCGTAGGGCTAGACTAATGGAACTAGACCCTAAATATGTAGATGTAATAATTAAACGATGGCAAGATTTCACAGGCAGAAAAGCAACACACGCCGAATCTGGCAAAACATTTGATGAACTAGAAAATGTCAGCAACAACATTTCCGCTTGATACAATAGCAAAATTATTAGATTTGACCCCGCGTAGGGTTCAGCAACTATCGGCAGAGGGCGTTATACCGAAAGCAGAGCGCGGTAGATATGAATTAGTGCCAGCCGTTCAGGGTTATGTTAAGTATCTTAAAGAAAGGTCAATCAGGGCTGATACATCTGGCGATGATTATAACGCCCATAGAACGCGGCTAACTAAAGCTAAAGCAGACATGGCAGAAATGGAAAAGGCGCAAATAGAAGAACAGCTTATCCCAGCGAATGATGTGGAAAAAGTATGGGTTGAGGTTAGCCAGAATATGCGTCAGAAATTATTGACCTTGCCACAACGAGCCGCCCCTGAAGTTTTTGCCGCAGAAAAATTAGTTGAAGTTAAATCGATTTTAAAAGAACAGGTTTATGATGCCTTACAAGAAATCGCGGAAATCGAAGTCAGAGTCAGTCAGCCTATCCGCGCATCCGACAGCGATACGGATAGCACAGGCAACGCTGAACACGATGAAGCCGCCAACCGACCTAAAGCTGGATGAATGGGCTGATAAATATAGGCGTTTATCAGCAGAATCATCGGCAGAAGCTGGGATATGGAATACTAACCGCGCCGCATATCAGCGCGGGATGATGCAAGCAATATCTGACCCCACTATAGAAAACGTGGTTTTTATGACAGGGGCGCAAGTTGGCAAAACAGAAATAATAAATAATGCTATCGGCTATTTTATACATAACCAGCCATCCCCGATGTTGGTGGTGCAACCAACTTTAGAAATGGCAAAAATGTGGTCTAATGATAGGCTTGCGCCTATGCTTAGAGACACGCCAGTTTTAAAAAACGCAGTTAAAGATGCGCGGTCTAGGGATTCAGGCAATACACTTTATCAGAAATCATTTAGCGGCGGTTATATAGCTATCGTCGGCGCAAATAGCGCGGCTGGGCTGGCTTCAAGACCAGTGCGGTGCGTTTTTCTAGATGAGGTTGATAGATACCCACATTCGGCGGGTTCAGAGGGCGATCCGATTGACTTGGCAAGGGCTAGGACTAAAACATTTAGCTATAATAGAAAGATTGTAATGGTTTCGACGCCAACCAATAAAGGCGCGTCCAGAATTGAAGCCGCTTATGAAGAATCCGACCAGCGTATGTATTTTGTGCCATGCCCAGATTGCGACCATAAACAGACCTTGAAATGGTCGCAAGTTAAGTGGGAACAAGATAAACCTGAAACCGCGCATTATATTTGCGAAGAATGTGGCAGTGTATGGGATGAAGCTAAGCGATTAAGGGCAATAAGATTTGGCGAGTGGCAAGCAACCGCCCCTTATACTGGCACGGCGGGGTTTCATCTTAATGGCATCTATAGCGTTTGGGTTGGTTTAGACAGGGCGGCGAAAGAATTTCTAGCCGCAAAAAAATTGCCTGATACATTGCGCGTTTTTATAAATACTTATCTCGCAGAATCCTATGAACAAGAGGGCGAACGCGTGGATGATTATGCGGTTGCAGAACGCGCTGAAGTGTTTGGCGATAGGCTAGATAGCCGCATTCAAGTTATAACCGCTGGCATTGATACGCAAGACGACAGGCTGGCGATTGAGGTTGTAGGACATGGGCGCGATGAAGAAACGTGGAGTTTAAGCTATAAGGAACTATACGGCGACCCATCCACGCCCCAATTATGGCAAGATTTAGACAACGAATTAAAAGCTACTTATATAACCGAAGATAATCGCAAGCTGGACATCCGCGCCGCCTGTATAGATTCGGGCGGTCACTATACGCAAGCCGTTTATAATTTCGTCAGAAGCCGCGAAGGTCGCCGCATTTTTGCCATAAAAGGGATGGCTGGGGAAAGCCGCCCGATTGTTTCCAGACCCAGCCGCAATAACATCGGCAAGATAAGACTGTTCACTTTGGGGGTTGACAACATCAAGGAATTGATTTTTTCGCGATTAAAGATTATAATTGAAGGGGCTGGATATTGTCATTTTCCAAATGACAGACCAGATGAATATTTTAAACAGCTTGCGGCATCCGAAAAGATTGTCACAAAGTTTCATAAAGGATTCCCACGGCGGGAATTTGTAAAAACTCGAACGCGGAATGAAGCATTAGACTGCCGCGTTTATGCAATAGGGGCTTTAGCTATTTTGAATCTTAATCTAAATGCTTTAGCAGACCGAAATGAAAACCGTAAAGCTGACAATTCAGCCAGCGAACAACCGACAGTAAATAGACCAATGCGCCAGCCTAGATCTGGCGGTTTTGTTAATGGATGGCGTTAATGACTAATTTGTTTGATACCGATAACGCACCAACTTTAGAACCAGACCAGCTTGTTGTTGGCGATAGAATTGTCTGGCGTAAAACGAATTTAAACAGCGATTATCCATCTACTGAATATAGTGCCGCTTATGTTAGCCGCGTTTCGTCTGGTGGTGGAACGCATGAATTTACAGTTGCGGGCGTAGCAGATGGAAATGATTATTTATTTACTATTACATCAGTTGCAAGCGCAGATTTTGACACTGGACACCATCACTGGCAGTTAGAAATAACACGCACCAGTGATTCAGAACGTATTGTTATAGCAACTGGTAGCTGGGACATTATAACCGACTTAGATAACAACGTAGATCCCAGAAGCCATGCTGAAATCATGGTTGATAAGATCGAAACTGTTTTGCAAGGGCGGGCTGACGCTGATGTTGCTAGTTATAGCATTCAAGGGCGGTCATTAACCAAGATTTCACCAGATGAATTAATTAAATGGCGCGATTATTATAAAGCTGAAATCGTTATGGAACATCGCAAAGACCATATTAAGAATGGACGCGCTACATCTGCAACCATTAAATATAGGTTTATATGATGGGCATATTTGATTTATTTAAAAGACAACCGCAAGAACAGCCGAAATATAAAAAGCGGAATTATGCGGCGGCTAGGGGTGGCAGATTATTCGGTGATTTTCTGGGGGCAGACAATTCAGCGGATGGCGAATTAAGGTTCAATCTGGAAACATTGCGTAATAGGTCGCGTGAATTAGTGCGCGATAATGAATTTGCGCGGCGTTACATGAATCTTTTAAAAACGAATGTGATAGGCGATACTGGATTTCATTTGCAAGTTAAAGCGCGGAACGAAGATGGCAAGCTAGATGGTGCTGGCAACAACCTTATAGAAAATGCGTGGAAACGCTGGGGGCGTTTAGGAACGCCAACAGTCGATGGGCGAATGTCGTGGTATGATTGCCAGCGATACGCGATGGAAGCACTAGCGCGTGATGGTGAATGCTTTATTAAGATAGTCACTAACGCTAAATATCGCGATGGATTCGCGTTACAGTTTTTAGAAGCTGATTTAATCGATGAAAAAAAGAATGATGTTTTAGCGAATGGCAATCAAATCCGCATGGGCATTGAAATGGATAAAGCGCACAAGCCAGTCGCGTATTATGTTTTAACCAGCCATCCGAATGATAAATATTATTTACAGCATACAGAAAGAAAGCATAATCGCGTCCCAGCCGAACAGATAATCCATCTTTATATGCCGACAAGAACGCACCAATCTAGGGGCGAGCCATTTATGGTTTCGGCTATGTCAGCATTAAAGATGCTGGGGGCTTATCGTGAAGCTGAAGTTATCGCGGCACGCTTAGGCGCAAGCCAAATGGGAATGCTAACCACGCCGACAGGCGACGATTATATGGGCGATGGGCTGGAAAACGATTTTACACCAGTGATAAACGTAGAACCAGCGGCTATTCACCAGTTGCCAGCGGGTTATGATTTCAAGATGTTTAGCCCTGAACATCCGAACACTGGCTATGCAGAATTTGAATCTGCAATGCTACGCGGCATTTCATCAGGTTTGGGCGTTTCTTATGCCAGCTTATCTAACGATTTATCCAGTGTAAATTATTCTAGTATTAGGCAAGGCGCGCTCGATGAACGCGATGGCTATCGTTCACTGCATCAATTTATGATCCAGCATTTTTGTGAGCCTATTTTCAGACTTTGGTTGGAATCTGCTATGGATTTTGGCGGCATACCATTGCCAGCGACAAAATATGACAAGTTTGCTGAAAATGCGATGTTTAGGGGTCGCGGTTGGAATTGGGTTGACCCGCTTAAAGAAATAAATGCGGCGGTTGTCGGTTTGAATAACGGTATTATGTCAATGCAAGATGTCGCGGCGCATTATGGGCGCGATGTTGAAGAAACATTTAGCGCAATCAACCGCGATAAAGAACTAGCTGAACAGTTTGGTCTTTCAATGGCGTTTGAACCATTCGGCGCAAAGTTCCCAACAGATCCAGAAGTGACAGGGGGCGATGATGGCGACTTATAAGGGCGTTGACATTGACTTAAAGCCAACTAAAGCGATGGCGCGTAATGCGGAACAAGGTCTGAAATGGCGTGCCGAATTTGGTCGCGGCGGCACAGAAGTTGGTGTTGCTAGGGCTAGGCAGTTAAAGAACAGGCAAGAATTATCCGCTGAAACAGTCAGGCGGATGCATAGCTATTTTAGTCGCCATGAAGTTGATAAAGAGGGCGAAGGGTTCACGCCAGATGAAGATGGATATCCAAGCGCAGGAAAAATCGCTTGGCTATTGTGGGGCGGTGACGAAGGACAAAGCTGGGCGCGAAATAAAGACCGACAGCTAGACAACATTGACGAAGAACGCGGAATATCAGATAATGTCGAAACACAAAAAATAGGTGATGAAATGGAAAAGCGGCATATTGTGGATGTGCAAGAATTAGAAGATGCTTATGTCATCACTTTTGCAAAGCCACGCGAACAAGAATTAGAAACATCTGGAAACGATGAAATGGAATCTAGACCATATCACGATGAAGAAGAAGAACGCATTAGCCGCGCAGATCTAAACTTGCGCGCTATGGAACTTGAAGAAAAAACAATAGATATGGACAAAAGAACTGTTATGGTTGGCGTTTCATCAGAAGCACCAGTTGAACGCAGTTTTGGGCAAGAGGTCATCGACCATTCCCGCGAAAATATGAACCTTGATTTTCTAAATTCAGGTCGTGCGCCATTATTAATGAATCACGATATGGAACAGCAAATCGGGGTGGTTGAATCTGTTGAACTTGATGAAAATGCGCGTAGACTGCGCGCTAGGGTTCGCTTTGGAAAAGGCGAACGCGCTTCAGAAGTGTTTGACGATGTTGCCGATGGTATTCGGCAGAATATCAGCGTTGGTTATAGAATAGATAGCCGCGTTGAAAGAGAGGGCGATCCAGAAGATTATTATCGGGTAGCCACAACCCCTATGGAAATAAGCATCGTTTCAATTCCCGCAGACCAGTCAAGTCAAGTCGGTGTTGGTCGTGAATATTCCGAAACTTTAATATCAACCCCAATCGAAAGGAAATCTGAAATGTCAGAAAATATCGATTTAGAGGCAGTTAAAGCGGAAGCCGCCAAGACTGCACAAAGAAATGCAAAGGACATAATGACCCTTGCACGCAAACACAATAAGGCTGATCTGGGCGAAGAAGCACTTGGTCGCGGATTGTCAATAGACGAATTTCGCGGTGAATTGCTAGAATCAATCGGCAACCAGCCACTAGAAACACCAGCACACGTCGTTGATGCACCAGTCAAAGAACAGCGTTCTTATAGCTTGGCAAGCATGATTCGCGCACAAGCAACTGGCGACTGGCGCGATGCTGGTTTAGAGCGTGAAATGCATGATGAAATCGTGCGTAGAACAGGCAAGCCATCTGAAGGAATGTACGTTCCAGATTTCGCATGGCGCGCTGGCGTGATGACAACAGCGGCAACAGGCGCAATTGCTGGCGAAGCTGTCACAGATAATTTTGTTCCAACTATTCAGCGTGGTGATATGTTCATCGAAGCATTACGCGCTAAACAGGTTATGGCAAACTTAGGCGTGACATTCATCGGCGGATTAACTAACCGCGTTAGAATGCCAAAGTTTTCAACAGGCGCATCCGCTGGTTTCGTTGAAGAAGCTGGCGCAGTAGCAGATCAATCACCAGCCGACGCTGGTGTAACTTTACAGCCACGCACACTTGGCGCACACGCACAAATTTCAAGATTATTAATGCTTGAAAGCGTACCAGCCATTGAGCAGGTTGTTCAGGATGATCTGTTGCGTTCTATTGCAGACCGCATTGAGTTCCATGCAATTCAGGGTTCAGGCGCATCTGGTCAGCCAACAGGCATCCTAAACGATGGTAATGTTGGAAACGTGGATATTTCTGCTGGAACTGATGTAGCGGCATTAACATGGGCTGATATTACAGACCTAGTTAAGACTGTTGAAGAAGCAAACGGCGTAGTTAATCAGGCAACTTTAGGCTGGTTATCAAACGCAAAAGTGAAAGCTAAAATGGCTAACACTGTAAGGGTTGCATCTTCTGATTCAGTTATGTTGCTAAATGACCCATGGAATAGCTTGTATGGTTACAAAGCTGAATTTACAAGCAATGTTCCATCTAACCTAGATTCAGGCGATGGCGGTTCTGATGGATCAGCACTTATTTTTGGTGATTTCAGCCAGCTATTAGTTGGTTTATTCGGTTCACCATCAATCATTGTTGACCCATACACAAATAGCACATCAGGCGATGTTGTTATTTCAGTTATGCAGGAAGTAGATGTTGCGCTACGCAATGCCGCTTCATTCGCAATCACTGACGAGGTTTCAACAGCCTAAAGCACTTATAGCAAGGGGCGGTAATAACGCCGCCCCACGCGCTTTAAAAGAGGTTTAAATGAAAATACAAGTTTTAGAAAAATGCTACACGGGTTCGCATGGTAATTTATTCGCTGGCGAAACACATGAAATTGACGATTTAATTGCAGAAAAGTTGATTGCGCGGGGCTATGCTACGAAAGCAAAAGCAGAATCTAAAAAGAAATCTGATCGCGCAGTAAAAACATTATCAACACTAGAAGAAGAATAGATGGCAGTTGAATCCGCAATAGATAGGGCTATATTTGTTGATCCTGATGATTTCGGGGTTGCGGCAACTTATACGCCATCGGGCGGTTCAGCTACAACTGTTAATGGAATATTTGATAATGAATTTATAGAAGTTGACGCTGGCGGCGGTGTTGGCGTGGCGTTACAGCAACCGCGCTTTTTATGCAGAAGCGCAGATATATCTGGGGCGGCAGAAGGCGACGCGCTGGTTGTTAATACTGTTAATTATACTATTCGCATAGTGCAAGCAGATGGAACTGGCATGACAACGCTAGTATTAGAAGAAGATTAGATGGCACACGTTCGCAAGCAAATCAGGGACGCTATAAAAACCGCCCTAACTGGTTTAGCAACTACTGGCGCGAACTGCTATCAAAGCCGCGTATTTCCTTTTGAATCGACAAAGTTGCCAGCTTTATTGATTTATACCAAATCGGAAACAACCGATTTTGACACGATATCATTACCACGCGATGTAATGCGCGTTTTAGAAATTAATGTTGAAGCATACGTTCAGGGGACGTCGAACTATGATAATACATTAGACCAGATTGCGGTTGAGGTTGAAGAAGCCATAGCCGCAGATGTGACGCTAGGCGGTTTGACAAAAGATTTGCAAACTGTTGCGTTTGAAGCCGATTTTAGTGGCGATGGTGAACAAACTGTTGCTATAGGTCGCTTCACAATATCAGCAACCTATCGGACGCTGGAAAATGATGTAGAAACAGCCGCTTAGAAAGGAATTTATCATGGCGACTTTTGCTGGAAAAGATGGGATTGTGAAAATTGGAAGCAATGCCATCGGTGAAATAAGATCTTATTCAATTGAACAAACTATGGACACCATAGAAGATTCAACAATGGGCGACACAGATAGAACCTATGTTGCGTCGTTGAAGTCATTCAGCGGATCTATGGACGTTTATTTTGATGAAGCTGATGCTGGTCAATTAGATGTTCAAGTCGGCGACACTGGCACGATTAACGTGCAAATGGAAGGTGACACAACTGGCGACCATCAACTATCTGGGGCAATATTAGTAACAGGTAGAACAATCACAGCCGCGTTTGATGGAATGGTTGAGGCATCTCTAACATTTCAAGGAACAGGCGCACTAACTGAAGGTA